AGAAAAGACTAACGACAAAGACTAAAGCGGGTAATAGTATGTCTCGTATGGCTCATATGGAATTGGCAATACAAAATGGATTGGGGGTTAATTTGGGGGATGTTATTTTGTATGTTAATAATGGTACTAAAGCATCTCAAGGTGATGTTCAGAAGATGACAGTAAAACAAATTAAAGATACAAATGCTGTAAACCTATTTAATAACCCTAAGGCAAAACCAGTCACGGATGGTGTTATGGTTAACTGTTATATGTTAGATAAAGACATTTTGGAGAAAGACCCTGACTTAACTGGTGATTATAATGTTCCAAGAGCGATAACGACATTCAACAAAAGAATTGAACCGTTGATGGTTGTATTCCAAGATGAGGTTAGAAATCATTTAATTGTTGATAATCCACAGGATAGAGGAATCTTTACAACATCACAATGTGAATTAATAAACGGACATCCGTTAGGTGAAGGTGACCAAGATGATTTACAAAAAGATGTTATGGATATAACCGAACCTGAATTACGTTATTGGGAAAAAAGAGGTTTGAAATCTGATTATATGTATGATTTAGCTGAAGAAGGTTGGGAAGAAAAATTAGGAATTCTTCAAACCATCTGATGATAAGATATACCATGTACCACCAACAAATCTGAATTCAACACAAGCATATCTGTCCATTACTATTTCATCGTAATCCTCATCAATCTTACCCATGTCGGGTCTGATTGTGAGTTGCGTCATAGACTTAACTACAACATGGTCAGTTGTTCTTGAATCAAGAACAACAACTGAAAATGGTATACCTGTTACAATAACACACGATTCACCGTTTGTACGATAATCCAATTCAGAAACCACTGAGATTTCTGATGTGGTGATTTGCATCCCGTTTATAATTCTTCTTGAGGGTATTGTTTTTACTATTGCCATAAAATTATATTACGTAAATTTGACGAGGCATTGCTCTAAATTTCATTTGTTTGTTCAAGTTTTCAGCGATTGATGCTTCTCTTTCCATTACTTTTTCAGGTCTCAATCTTGTTAACCAACCTTCAGCACCTATTAGTTCTTCTAATAATTTAGATTTTTCATCTTTTGCCTCGGTTAATAAACTTGTATAATCCATAGTAATTTCAGAGTCTGGTGTTTTTAAATTTCCACTATACTTCCCTCTTACTCTTGCTAACGTTTCTTTAACGTATGCTGTGAACCATCTTCTAACCCATTGTTTACCAGGAACGTTTAATTCTTCCCATGTAAGTTCTTCTAATGGTACGTCTGTCGGTAATTTGATAACGTCTTTATTTGCCTTTAAACAAGCGGCTCTATCATCAGGACCTACGTCATAATACCAATACCAAACAGCCTTTCCTTCATAATCACTATATTGATTCCAGTTAAATCTTCCTCCTGGTGTATTGTATAAGAAAACATTCTTTTTACCATCAGGTAATCCTGTTATTCTGTATGTTAATGAACCACCTAAAATTCTATTAAGAATATTTGCTTCTTGCATTCTTATTAGATAATCAAAACCTGACATCATAAAATAAGAACCTTGATATCCCATTTGAGCATAACCCGCTTCACTAGCACCTAATCCAATACCACCCATACCAAATCCACCAACACCACCTAATCCAAATGCGTTCCATGGTTGATTACTGAACCATAAAAGTTCATTAACCTCACGACCCGCAGGAATTTCGTAGTTTTGTCTGTTTTTTTCAAGTATAAAATAATCTTTCTTCAAAACCCAAGGACCCATAGTTTGAAGTCCTACGATTTTAGAATATGAATATGCAAATTGTTGTTCAAAATCCATCGTTCTTGTAACAAGAGCTTTGGCTACAGATTTTTCACTCATGTTAAGATTAACTAAGTTCACCCATTGACTATCAATTAACCACTGAAGAATGTATTCTTCATAGTCTTGAATAGATAATTCCATAAGTGAATCCATCATTTCATCTTCTACCTCAACACTTCTTAATGGGGCACCCAATAAGTGTTTGACTCTGGTGTATATTTTTGACCTTTCTGGTTCCGGTATTACTGACATATCTAATAAATATATTGAAAAAGTTTATTCTATATTTAGCTTCAAGGCATCAATTGGGAATACATAGTTACCTCCAATAATTTTAGGTTTTTGATTGAAAACTAAAACGTTTTTCCCTTTTTGGAATATTAATAAATCGGTACTATAATACTTTACCTTACCTGTGCCAAGAAGTATTATAGTTCCTTTTTCTTCATCAACTATTTTTACTTTGAATGGTTTAACTTGTGCGGTTTCTGTTTTGTCCCCACTTGTTAATTTCAAATCTATTCCTGATAACGCATCTTCTTTACTACCTAACTTACCAACTTGCTCTATTTTAACATCTTTACCAAAAAATCTTCTTAATATTGCTGCGGTGATTTCTTCTCTTTTATCACCCATAGCATTTTTATCTTCAAGAGTCTTCATTATGTTAACAAAGGTTGAACTCTTGGTGTCAAAAATTCTATATTTAAAATGGTCTAATGCGTTAACAAATCTTTCAACTTCTTTAAGTTGTTCATTAGGTTTTTTACCTTTAAACACGATTGGTTTTTTACCTTCTATTGTTTTAATAACTTGATTGATATCGCTAAGTAAAATACAGAACGTTGTATAGTTTGTGTTTAATTTGTTAATAACGGACCTTCCTTCATTTTCTAAATTGAATATTCCTGGTAATTCACCCTTAGGAGGATTAGAAACATATAAGTCGCTGAAGACTTCAATTAAGATTCTTTCAATACCAGCTCTATATCTTGATTCAATATCTTTGTGTGTGTTGAATAATTTTCTATAAAAATCGGTTTCTTCTGGTGAACACGCTTCTGATTTTGCCTCAGACATAAGTTTTTTTAACCCCATAGATTCCGCTAACTTTGTCTTGGTCTTCATCTCGTACATCTTAGTCACAAAATCCCAATTCACAACTTTCCAAAAGTTTGCAATATATTCGTCTCTTTTGTTTCTGTATTTTAAGTAATATGCGTGTTCCCATAAGTCTAAACCTAAAAGAGGAAACCCACCCCCTTCAATAACATTCATCAATGGATTGTCTTGATTAGGTGTCGACATTATTTTCAAAGTATTTCTTGTTGTTAACACTAACCATACCCAACCTGAACCAAATCTGTCTTTGGCAACAGCTTCAAACTTTTTCTTAAATGCGGGAAAACTACCAAAGTCTTTTATGATTTTCTTATAAAGGTCTCCCTCTAATTTCTTTGGTGTTGGGGTCAACATATTCCAGAACAATGCGTGGTTAAATGCCCCACCTGCGTTGTTTCTAATTGACTTATCGAACCTACTTATCGTTTTGATAATTTGTTCTAACTCTACATCCCCGTATTCTTTCTTTGATAACGCATTGTTTAACTTGTCTACATAACCTTTATAGTGTTTGTTGTAGTGAAAGTTCATTGTTTCTGCATCAATGAATTGTTTGAGGGCTGAGTAGGAATAGGGTAATTTTTCTATTCCAATTTTTTTCATTTCAGTTATTAACTGATTGGCTTGTTCTTCAACTTTTGATTCTATTATCTTGTTTTCTGTAAGTTGAATTTTCTTTTCTATTTTGTTCATATTATTGGACTATCTTATAATAAATAATCCGTTTTTCATTTAACGACGCATTTCTTGAATTCTCTTAAGGATTTCCTCCGCAGCATCTGTCGTGTTTTGATTGTCCCCCATAACTGTGGCAATCACTTGTTTTTTATTATTTAAGATGTCGTAGATAATTCCTTCGATGGTATTTTCGAATATGGGGTAGTAAACTAATACATTGTTCTTTTGACCGTATCTGTAGGCACGGTCTTCGGCTTGTGAGTGGTCTGATGGTAGGAATGATAGGTCATTCATAACAACCGCTTCAGCTGCGGTTAATGTTAAACCAACACCCGCGGCTTTTATGTTACCAACAAACACTTTAATTTTTTCACTGTCTTGGAATTGGTCAACAGCGTTTTGTCTTTCGTGTTTTGGTGTTGAACCGTCGACTCTAACCGCAGTCTTTCCAAAGTGTTCACATATCTTAGATAGTGAGTCCGTGAAGTTACAGAATATGATAACCTTCTTTCCTTGCTCAATAATATTCTCCGCAAGTTCTATTGTTTGGGCAATCTTCTCATCGGCAATTACTTGTCGTATTTTGGTTAACTTGGTGAATTGAACTGTAAGTGATTTGGATTCGTCGGGGTTCTTGTCGTACCAGTCATAAT